GATTCACAAATACAGGGGGGCGAAATGCCCCCCTTATTTTAAACCCCATGAAATACAAACCAAAACCAAAACCGACATCACGGCCCGGAGGGTGCAATTGTGGTGGCCGATAAACTTTTGCTATGCCGACAACTTGCCTTACCGACCTGATATTTGTGCCCGATGGTTGCACCGCATTACCAAGCGGCAAAACTTCGCTTTCACAATTGCCGGGCTTCGACATCAACCATGCCGACTACCTAAACGACAGCCAGCAATTAAGCGGCTACGAGGTCATGCAAGATGCAGTTAACAGGGCAAGCGATAAAATTGTGAGCGACTTTCGTTCGCACATGGACATCAAAGGCCGTTTCGCTTCGGTAGTTGACAAAGGTACAATCGGCTTTTACGACGAAAACAAGGTTACCGATGCAGTAAAAGCTGGGCAATATGCTGGCCTTGAAATACTGGTAAGCGACTACCCATATTTGAAATTCAACCTGAACAGCGTTTCGGTGTTTTTTGCTGGGGCAGTTACCGACAACCTTTACATCATTGACGTTATTCAGGGCAGAATTATTGACACGATACCTTTCACTTCGGTGGCTGGGCAAATAACAAACGTGCTGATTAACAAAAGCTACCCGACCAACGGCCAAGATTTACACTTGATGGTTGCCGTTGACGCTGGGCTTTCGGTTGCGTTCGATACGTGGATAAACCCAACCAACTGTGCAAGCTGTTCCAAAGGCCGCCGTTCACGCTTCAGCGACTTGCTTTTTACAAGGGCCGTGAAGACAAGCAAAACGGGAAGCCTAACCGATACCGCACTTGTTGGCATTGGCTACACCCACGGCGTATCGTTAAACTATTCAATTGAATGCGATGACAACACGTGGCTGTGCCAGTTCAGCAACCGACTACGAAGGGCCATGCTATATGCCAGCGGCGTTGAATTGATGGATGAGGTGCTTTTTAGCGATAGGCTGAACAATGTTACCACGATAAACAAAGAGGACGCTAACGAAAAGCGAAGCCTTTATGTGCAATACTACAACATCGAACTGCAACAACTGTTGGTCAACCTTCGCTTACCGAATGACCGATGCTATTCTTGCACCCCGATGGTTGTTAACCGAGTAAATATCCCGTAATGAAATCTACTTTTGCCTACATGTCGGCTTCAATACTTGCCTTTTTCGCCCCCGTGGCTGGCATAATGATTGCCATAGGAGCCTTTATTGCCCTTGATACCTTGCTTGGCGTTATGGCCGCACAGAAAATAGGCGAGAAAATCGAAAGCAAAAAGCTGAGCAAGGTGGTTTGGAAGATGCTAATGTACCAAGCCGTAACCCTTTCGTTTTTTATTATGGACGTTTTCATCGTTGGCGACCTTCTTGGCACGTTAATCAACACCCCATACGTATTAACAAAGACGGTAGGGGTTGCGTTGATTGCCATCGAGTTTAAAAGCATAGATGAAAACATCGAGAAAATGACAGGCACAACCCTACTCAAACGCCTGTACCATTTAATCGCCAAGGGCAAAGATATTGCAAGCAAAATCAAGTAATTAACCCGTTGTTTGCTGAATTGCCCTGACGAAAGTTGGGGCTTTTCTTTTTGTGCCAAGTGTTAAAAAGTGTTAACGCTGGCGTTTCGTATTGTTTAAAAGTTTACTATTGCAGAACAAATTTAAACGCCATGCAAATTGCAATTCAATGGGCCTTGCCCGACCGCTCCTCCCACATTCGCAAGCTAAACATTTGGCTTGATGAACAAAAAATTAACCGCCTAAAACATTACGAAGCCGATGCCGAAATGACCGACTGGCTTTTAATGATTTGGGCCAAAAACCATATCAGGGCTAAATACAACACAGGCAATGCCGACCCGATTCTACTAAACTGCCAAATACTAAACCAATGATTCTTATTAAACTAATAGCCGCTATTATCATGATTGAAAGCGGCGGCAATGACCTTGCATACAACAAACGTGAAGACGCTTGCGGCTGTTTGCAGATTCGCCCGATAATGGTTGCCGAGTTCAACCGCATCGGCATACCGTTTACTTTAGATGATAGGTGGAACTGCGGCAAATCAATGAAAGCGTTTGACATGTGGGTACTTACCAACCGCTACGCAAACGCCGAGGTTATCGCCCGCAAATGGAACGGTGGGCCCAACGGACACAAAAAGGCATCTACCCTTAAATACTGGAAAAAAGTAAAACAACAACTACAAACAAACAAACCAAGATGAAGTACGAAATTAGAGAAACCCCATCAACAGGCGGCGGCAAAATCCAAGTAATTGCAAAGCCCGAAAAGGGCAAACCATTCATCGCCGCATCGCTTCGCTGGGTTAGTGGCATATTGCCACAAGAAACCATAATGCGGCAAGCAGTCAAAATCGTTGAAAACTTTGTAAACTTTAATAACCAATAAAACCAAACAACCATGCAAATCTATCAAAGCATCGCCAACATTATGACCGAGGTTTCGGCAATTGGCAAGAACAACAAAAACGCCCAGCAGGGGTACAACTTTCGAGGCATCGATGACCTTTACAACGCCATTCACCCGCTATTCGCACGCAACGGCGTATTCATTACAAGCGATGTGGTCAGCAACAACCGGGAAGAACGCACAACGGCCAAAGGCGGCTTGCTACTTTACACCATTCTTCGGGTAAAGTTCACGTTCTACGCAATAGACGGCAGCAGCGTGTTTTCAATCGTTGAGGGCGAGGCCATGGACAGCGGCGATAAGTCAACCAACAAAGCCATGTCAGCAGCTTTAAAGTACGCACTAATGCAAATGCTACTTATACCTACCGAGGAACTTAAAGATGCCGACAAAGACACGTATTCAGTTGCCGCCAAGGTGCAGCAGCCTATTGCATTTTTAAGCCTACCCACTAAGATGCAAGACCTTTGCAATCAGTTGTTCGACATTTCCGAACAACTGCCCGAAGTTAGCCGAGCCAAGGCAAACCCTTTCAACGATGGCGAGTGCATTAACGTAAAGGCGTGGGCAAACAGCCAAGCAACAGTTGAAAAGGCAATTGCAATCTATTCAAAACAAATCGGCAATGAAGGAATTTAAAGCACGCTGTTCTGCCATTGGTCAAATTATGGCCAATGGCAGGGGGAAGGACACCGCCGGGGCAACTTGCTACGGCTACCTTCAAGATTGGGTTGTTGAGCAACTTTTCGGAGTACGCCGCCAACTGGACACCAAGCCTATGGCAAAGGGCCGAGCGGTTGAAGATGCCGCCATCGAGTTCGCTGGAACCCACCTTGGCTGGTTCATGCCCGAAAAAAACGAACGGTTCTTTGAGAATGATTGGCTAACTGGCACGCCCGACATCGTGGAGGGTACAAGCATCGTGGACATTAAGAGTAGCTGGGACGCTTTTACCTTCCCTTTGTGGGATTCTAAACCGCCGCTGGGGTATGTGTACCAATTGCAAGGTTATATGGCCTTAACGGGGCTTAAAACGGCCCAATTGGTTTACGTGCTTATGCCAACCCCTGAAGAAATATGCGGCGAGGTGCAAAGCTATGACCATGTGCCAGCAAAATACCGCATCAAGGCCTACGAAATAAAGCGGGACGACGTGCTAATCGAGGCCATTTACGACCGGGTACAAATGTGCCGCAATATTATTGAAGTTGAACTATTAACAAAACTGAAATGAAAGGATACGTTTATTTTATACAAATCAATGGTATGCAGCCTATAAAAATTGGCTACACTACCGACCCGAAGGGCACAGATAGGTTTAATTCAGCAAAGACATATGGGCCGTTTGGTGTTACTTATGTAGCACATATAGTTTCTTTTAATGCGGCTAAACTTGAAAAAGAATTGCACAAAAGGTTTGCAGACAAAAGGCTAAACGGAGAATGGTTTGATATTGGTCAAGCACAAGCATATAAGATTGCCATGCAATACGGAGGCAATGCCGGAGCACCTACGCTTGATGTTGATTTATTAAAAATTGAGATTCAAGACAAAAGTAATACTGTGCCACATGAACGAGAAAGTGAATTTACATTTAATTTTCTACAAGATTTAAAGCAATTGATAGGCTTGCATTTTTTTAAAAGAAAAGACATTCTTAATAATGATGAAAGCAAAAATCTTATAAAAAAGTACCAAATAAGCGAACAGCAACTTGACAGATTGCTAAACCCGAAGCGCGGCTATTTTAGAAGAATGAGACAAGGGGTGTATGTTTTTACCACTAAAACACAATTACAATGACACGACATTTTAAACGCTATTTAAACCGCAAGGACGTTAATTTATTAGAAGTCAAGGCATACATTGACCGAATTTTATCTAAAAGGATTGTGGCCAATGTAAAATATCCCGTTAAGCCTGAATACGAAGAAACCGTACTAAGGGAAATGGCCGCATACTGGGGAGTACCGATTGAAACCGCACTTACAAAGCGAAGATTTACAGAACAAATAAATTGTAAACACGCTTTTCGGTTTGCTCTCAGGGTGGTTACTGGAATGAAAATGGAGAAAATCGGGGCTTTGCTTAACTGCGACCATGCCAGCGTTAGCCACAGCATAAAAGTTGTAAACGATACAAAAATCGGAGACAAGGAGTATTATAGCAAATGCCTTCAACTTGCGGAGCATCTGCGTATGGTATTGATTGAGTTGGAATCGATTGAGTTGGATTTGAACGAAAATCAGGTTACCTTGTACGAAATACCTTGCGACATTTTCTTTCACAATTAACAACAAACACCATGACAAAAACAGAATTAGAAAAACTTGGCTTTCAGCACCTAAACGGCGTGAACTGGGGCTTGCTAATCAAACCAATTTACCTTGGTGCCCCGCTTATTATTCGGGCATCAACTACGGGGGTTGTCGCCACCATTAGCCTTGCAATTAAGGAAGGGGACGAACCCAAAGAACTGCCCATCGGCAATTGTGCGAACCGGTATGCCGACTTGAAACACCTGATATCTTGGTGCGGAATGACGGGGGCCGACATCAGCACGTATATCGTGGAAAAGTTGATTACCGAACGCAAGCAAAAGAAAAAATAAGTACCTTTAACCCATAACCATTTAACCATTTAACCATGTTACAAATTCAATTGATTGGCCGTATTGGCAAAGATGCCGAGTTAGTCGGCAAGAACAAAGACATTGCAACCTTTTCGGTAGCGGTCGGCAAAGGGGAAGAAACGCAATGGTTTCGCTGTGCCCTGTTCGGCAAGAACAACCAGCCTGCTGGGGTTGCCAAGTTCTTGAGCAAAGGCACTCAGGTGTACATTAGCGGCCGCCCGGTGCTGGACGTTTACAAGGACAAAGAGGGCAACGATAAAATCGGCACAGACATCAAGGTGCTGGTAAACCAAGTTGAACTGCTTGGCGGCACACGTACCGAATCAGGCGGCAACCATTTGCCACAAGTCGCAGAAATCGATGGCGATAATTTGCCATTCTAAGATAGTGTGTTAGTGTTAAGGAAGGCCCAGCAGCGATGTTGGGCTTTTTTTATGCCGCCGAATGCCGCCAAGTGTTAAAAAGTGTTAAAGCAAATTTTGGTATTGATATTCTTTTTACTATTGCAGTACACAATAACACAAACACACGCAGCCATGAAAAACGCAACATTGATTTTTGAAACAACGGTAGTAGAAACAAAAAACAACTACACCATTGAAGGTACTATTGAAAAAGAATTTGACATGAAAAAACCAATTATGAAAAAAATTCTTTATGGAGTTGAAATTGAAAAACCAACAGCTTACAGGATTTATACTCACGAAAACGGAATCTCCAGGACTTGGGTATTTGGTGACTTAGAATTAAACCCAGGTCGATTTAATGTAAAAAAAGTTTCTAAATAAAAAAAGAAACGGGGGCGGGCAACCGCCCCTTCTAACCTTTAACCCCTAAACACTAAAAACCATGATTTACGCAAACCACCTTTACAACTTGGCAACCAGCAAGCCAAGAATTTCAATGGCCGAAATCGAAGCCATCTGCATTGACAAAGCCAAGCAAGGCGAATTTCACTGCTTGGTACTTTACCCGATTGCCAATAAAGATATTCAAAGGCTTAGAATGAATGGCTTTAGGGTTGAAAAGCACAACAATTTAATGTGCATAATTGACTGGTCAAACCCTTCTAACATTTAACCCTTAAAACACAAAACCATGAAACATTACTTTACACTTGGCTACCGCTTTCAAGATGAATGCTTTGCTTTTTACGGCGAATGCACGAACGAAATGACCGTTGAAGAAACCGACCTACGCCGCAAAGCAAACATCGCCGTGGTTGGCATTGACTTTGACCTTATGCTGAATTTGACGAACCCTGACAAGGACGATGTGCGGCCAACTAAAGCAAGCATATCAAATCAACCGTACCTTGATAGCATTGAAGGCGGCAACACGTATTTTTACTACCTGAACCGATACCTGAACGATGACAATGACTTTGTGATAAGCTGGCAATTCGAAAGCCCCAGCACGTTGCTTTTCATTTACAACGATGAATCGGGCTGGAGTGTAGAATACCAACACGATGAACCGCTATTCGCAATGGACGGCTTCTTACACGAAATTGTGAACATCGCCAATACGCTTTCTTTCAAAGAAGGCTACGAGTACATTAAAACTTCACGCAGCGGCATTCATGTAATGGCCCAATTTTTGGCACCATTGATGTAATGTTAGTTTTAATTTGTATTTTTGTGAAGCAGTAAGAAGCTAATTGAGCAAATCAATTAAATTTAACCCAGCCGTTTGTTCGGGGGTAGCGTGAAATCGGAGGCAGCTCAGCCAATTCTTACCCGTTTTTACCGCCCCCGCCCAAATGGCTTTTTTATTAAAACCCTATGCAAAATTTAAGCATTAACCCTGAACTGAAATCGCTTATACCGCCTTTAACGGCAGAAGAGTTTAAGCAACTTGAAACCAACGTGCGTGCCGAGGGCATTCGGGAGCCCATTATTACATGGCAAGGCACAATCGTAGATGGCCACAACCGATACGAACTGGCACAAATGTATGACCTGCCGTTTAAGGTGAAGGAAATGGCCTTTACTTCGATGGAGGATTGCATGGACTGGATGATAAACAACCAGCTTGGCAGAAGGAACGTAACCGAAACCCAAAAAGATTATTTGATTGGCAAAAAGTATGAGAATGAAAAGAAAAGGCACGGAGGGGCAAGGGACCAAAATGGCCCCTTGAAAAAAACAGCCGAAATGCTTGGTGAGGAGTTTGGAATTGGTTCTACACAGGTAAAGCGAAATGAAGATTTTGCCAAGGGGGTTGACCTTCTTGCCAACGTAGAGCCAGAATTGAAAGGCCAAATTTTGCAAGGCAAATCTGACCTAAACAAGCAAGATGTTCAGGAGTTCGGCAAAATATCAAAACAGGCCCAGAAAGAGGTTAAGCAATCGGCAATTTTTGTTAGTGATGAAGAACTTAAAAGGCAGATTAACGAACGTGCATCCGAAATGGCCAAGGTTAAATTGGCCGAAATGGAAGAGGAAAAAAGGTTTAAAAAAGAAGAAAAAGCTAAAGTATTATCTGAAAGAAAACAAAGGGAAATTGCTGAGGCTTCTGAGGAAAAAAAGCAAGTTGCTGATTTCAATGTTCAATTTGGGCAAGTATGGCGGCTTGGCAGGCACACATTGATTTGCGGAAGTGCTTACGATTGTGCAAAAATTGATGCCACAGCAATAATAACAGACCCGCCTTATGGAATAGATTACAGCCCAGAATGGAAAAAATGGAATGGTAGCGAAAGCGATTACAAGAAAATTGAAGGAGATGCAAAAGAATTTGACCCAAGGCCATTTTTAAACTACCCAACTGTGTTAATGTTTGGGGCTAATTATTTCACGCAACATTTACCACAAGGCGGCTGGCTTTGCTGGGATAAAAGGCTAAGAGATGAACTTGACGAAATGGTAGGAAGCCCATTTGAGTTGGCTTGGTTTAAAAGCAGTTTAACTAAGCGTTCTGCTATAATGATAAGGGTTCTTCATGGAGGGGTTGTCAATGCAGATAGTGTACAAGGTAACAACCAAAAGAGGTTTCATCCAACACAAAAGCCAGTTGTATTGATGGAGGAAATTATTAAAAAAGTAACTAAGGAAAAAGAGGTTATTTGCGACCCATTTTGCGGCTCAGGAACAACGCTTATTGCCGCTGAAAATACAGGAAGAACTTGCATCGCATACGAAATAGAACCATTGTATTGCAATGTTATTTTATCAAGGTATGAACAACTTACAAATCAAAAGCCATGTTTGGAATCGAAAGAATAAAAATAATTTCAGATAGCAATTTTTTGCGAGAAAGAAGCAATAAAGCGAACGAGTACATTGGCCCTATAAACGATATTTATAGGGCAGTACTGCCCCTTGCTAATGGAGAAGTTGAAACTGAAACCAAAGTAGAAGAACTAAAGGGGAGGTATGATGCGAATGAGGGCATTGATATAATTCTTACCTTGCTTGACGGTAGCAGAATTACCCTTCAGGAAAAGTGTCTTTTTAAAGGCTTTAATACCGTAACATTTGAAACTACTAAAAATTCAGGGAAAAAAGGGGCTTGGTTTTATTGTACGGCTCAGCTTTATTTTTGTGCCGAAGCCAGCGAAGGTAAAATTTTAAGCTACGTTTTAATTGACTTGGTAAAACTTAAAATACTTTCAAACCTTAATGAACTGCCTTGGCGGCATCAAGTTGGGAAAATTAGAAGCGGGGAAGGATTTATGTTTATGAAGTTTGTTGATGTACCTAATGAATGTATAATATCTAAAAAATTATGAAACAACTACCTTGGTTTAAATTTAGCCCAGCCGACTGGATGATGGGCAGAATATCCCGCCAATCTTGCGAGGTTCAGGTGGCTTTTTTGCGGCTTTGCTGCATCTATTGGAATGCCGAATGCGAGATGACAGTTGAACACGCAGAGTTGGAATGCGATGGCTATTTCGACCGCCTTGTGGCCCTAAAAATGGTTGAGGTTATTGGCGATAAAATTGGCATAAAATTTCTTACCATTCAGTACATTGAAGGTAGCGAAAAGCGGCAAAAAATGTCCAACGCTGGCAAGGCATCTGCTCAACAAAAGCTTAACGAACGTTCAACGAATGTTCAACAAACGTTAAACGAATGTTCAATAGAGAAGAGTAGAGAAGAGAAGAGTAGAATAAGAGTAGATAAAGAGTGTAAGGGCACATACACACGTGAAAACTTTATTGATGATTTACTGGGCGAATTCAAAACCGATGCCGACTTGCGTAGCGTAACGAAAACATGGCTTCAAAAGAAAAAGGTAATTACCGAAAAATCTATGCAAATTTCAAAGGCCGAAATACAAGGGCATAACAAAAGCGAAATGTACGCAGCGATAATGGCCGCAGCCGACAAAGGTTGGGCACAGCTATACAGCCGAAAAGATAAGCAAAGCAAAGGCACATCAACAAGTTTACCTGCTGGCAAACCTTGGCTTGACCCAGCAACAATAGCAGCAGCCAAGGCGAGTGCCGAGCGGCTTAAGAAACTTGAAAACCGAAGCGAAGGCGTAACACAATTTTAAGCAGCAACCTAACATACAAAAACCTTAATTTTACTTTACCGCTATGAAACTAACATTACACGAAACAACACTTGACCGCCGTGCAATTGAACTTGCAAACGTGGTATTCAGCCCCGATAAAATGCGGCTAACCAAAGAACGTGCCGCGGCAGTTCGGCAGCTTTGCACCGCCTTTCAAAATGGCACACCGTTCTTTTTAACGGGCGATACTGGTACAGGCAAAACGATATACACCAAATTGTTCTTGGCCGCCCAGCCCGATAAGAAATTCGTTTACTACAATATGCGGCACTTGTTTCGGGAGTATGCGGCAATGAAAAACCCCGATGAATTCATCTTGGCGTTCATTCAAAAGACACGCTACACGGCTTTAATTCTTGATGACGTGGGCAGCGACGAAGCGGTTGGTGCATACGGCAGGGCGAATACCATTCTTTACGATATTATCGAAAGCCGAATGGAGAGCAACCACCTAACAGGGATAATTTCAAACAACACCTTGTCCCAAATTTTGGCAAGGTTCGGGACGGACGGCCAGCCCGATGCACGGTTAACTTCACGCCTAAAAAAATGGGAAACCATCATTATGCCGGGCGATGACAAGCGGGGCGTTTTCGATATTTTGCCTTTTGCCCAATGGCCGCAAACCCAACTGCCAGCCGATGTCGAATTGCCAGCGATACCATGCCCTGAGCATCTTCGTGAAAGCATATACGAAAAGTTGGGCATCATTGCCAACAAGGTAGTTGATGCACCGCCCAGCAAAGCCGATGAACTTCGTAAAGCGTTTTGGGGCAATTCGGTAAAGCCATAACTTGACTGAACGACCTAAAAAGTAAAGTGATACCTTGACCAATAAACCATTCATTAACCCTACCTTGTAACTTTAATGACGCAAAAATGATGCAACTATGAGCAAGCTATTTTTAAAATTCAACCTTCCCGAAGAAGAAGCCGAGGCTAACTTTGCCCTAAAAGGCGGGGAGTATTTCTTGATACTGCATGACCTTTACCAAAAGCTGAGGGATATTACCAAGTACGGCAATAACCCTTTCATCGGCAGAACAGCAAGCGAGCAAGAAATGCTACTTGCCGAGCAGATACGGGAGTACCTTAACGAAAAAGATTTTAAGGATTTATGAAAATGAATTCAAGTTGCCCTACGGGGGGACAAATTGTCCCTATGAATATCGATACCGTTGCCGAGTTTTGGGCTGGCTTCGATTTCGACACCGCCCAGCCGATTGCGTTCATTGATTCCCAAAAGATAAATTGCTTGCGTACCTTTGTGAATGCCCACATTTTGTATTTAAAAGCAAACAAGGGCAAACCGCTTTACCTACCTTACTGGCTGCGGCTTGAAAAATTAACAAAGCATTATGCCGAAAAGCGTTGAACATCAAATACAATTGGCTTGCGTAAAGTACTTCAGGGCTGCGTTTCCCGACCTTTATTGCAACCTTTGGCATACCAATGGCCGAGCGATTGACAAACGAAACGGCGGCGTTCTAAAAGGCATGGGCGTTATTGCTGGCGTGCCCGACCTTTTGTTTTTTTACAAAGGCAAGCTACACGGCATCGAACTAAAGACCGCCAAGGGCACGCAAAGCGATGGGCAAAAAGAATGGCAAAAAATGGCATTGATGCACGGGGGCGAATACCACATTGTGAGAACCGTTGAACAATTCGTACTTTTGATTCAGCAAACAATTCAAAATGGTTAAGAACACGTTTATTGAAATAGTATCGCCGTTCACAATGACCAGCGTTGAACGAATGGGTGCTTTGTACGATTCCCTTGAGTACATAAGGGCAAACAACATTCAGGGCGATTTTGTAGAATGTGGCGTTTGGAAAGGTGGCAACATTTTGGGAATCATGGAATACCTTGCATTTCACAAAATGACCGACCGAAAGGTGTTTTTGTACGATACGTTTCAGGGCATGACACCGCCTGAAGATA